TAGAGGGAAGCAGTGTAAATGATATCTGGTACAACTACGCCCTGTTTACCCGTTCGTACAATAACGAAGCATACCAGATGAGCTTAGAGGATTTATATTGGAGCCGAGGATTGTTTGGTAGTTATCACTATTTATATGATAGTGGGTATGGTAAAGGAACCATAGACTTAAATGGCCCCGTAGCATCGTTCAATAAACAAATTTACGGGATGAGTTGGTATGCGGTAGCGTCCATCAGTACATGGGAAGAAGATAACTATCCGGTGATTGTGTCTGTTGGTAGTGGATCGGATTATTTTCAAAGGCTTACGCTGAATGGAATTAACTCCACTACACTTGATTTTCGAGCGACTGGGCAACGCTTGGTGTCCGATAGCCTGCAGTATGTCGAAGTAACGCGAAGCGGTATTTCCATAGGCTCGCCCAGTATTTACTCGGGAATATTCGACTACGAAAATGCACAGCTTTATGCGGGGGTTGATGGGGTCTACACAGCAAGGTCAGGTGGGTTTCAGGTTGCCGGGAATACCGATACGACAACGGTAGGTGTCCGTGTAGGAAACACGTCAGACCAAACAGACTCCATTCAGTTGCTTGGCGACTTGATTGGAATTTGCGAAGCACTCTCGACGGAAAACCGGCAGCGCATGGATGGCTATCTGGCGCATAAATACGGGCTGACCGGACGATTGGCGAGTGACCATCCCTATAAAACAGTCCCTCCCTACATTATGGATGATGGAACCAGTATTTCTGCGTATGGCGTGATTTCGGGGAACGCTGTGGTGCTGGATGACGGCGCAGCGGAGAAGGTCGGGGTTTTCAATAGCACGACGGGCGAGTTTCTAGCCGAGGCCACGCCAGATGAAGCCGGGGACTGGACGGCTAGCGTTCCAGTAGGCGATGTGTATCTCACCTATTTCTCTACAGGATGCCAACCCATCACGCACGGTCCTTACACAGTGAGCGCTTAATATGACCGAACCCACTGCCCCACTCGTTTTGAAATTCCCGGCGGGGATAGACAACCGCAGCCGGGAATATGCCTTGGCCGAAGGCGCGGCGCGAATCCTGGATAACGTCGATGTAACTCGGGACGGCGGAGTGATATGCCGCTCGGGAACCCGCAACATTAGCGCGACGGCCTGTCATTCGCTGTGGACGCATCCCAATCAGCGATTTATGCTGGCGGTGGTGGGCGGGGCTTTAGTGCGCATTAACCCAGACGAAACCCTGACCTCGTTGGTGGCAGGGGTCGGTGAAGTCCACTATGCCCTGTTGAACGATGCCGTATACTGGACGGACGGCTCATCGGTTGGGCAGGTCACGGAACAGGGCGAAGTCGGTTTGTGGGGAATGGCGAACCCGCCGCTTCCCCAAGTAGTAGAGGCCGGTACGGGGCAGTACGATACTGCAACGACTTACACCGTAGCGATTACCGCCCGACATTCCTCCGGGGTAGAGTCTGGGGCGTCTGAGCCGGTGTCGATTACGACCGACAAAAATGTGCAAGTTACCTTGCCAAGTGCGGTAGGTGTAACTTTTGTTGTGTATGCGACTCCGGCTAATAGCTCTCAGGAGATGCTGCGGGAAGTGGCGGTAGTGTCGCCGGGCGGCACGGTTATCTTTGGCCCGACGCAGCCTCTCAAGAAAAAACTGGAGTCTTTGTGGGCGGAAAGGCCGCTGCCAGGGCAATGTCTGGTGGCGCATAAAGGGCGGTTGTGGGTCGCCAGTGGTTCGGTGGTCTGGTTTACCAGCGCGCAAAGCCCTCACTGGCTGTTTCCCACAACGGGTTACTACCAGTTTGAAAGCGACGTGACGATGTTGGGTGCGACGGAAGACGGGCTGTATGTTGGGCTGTATGACCGGGTGTATTACCTGCAAGGAAACGATCCCTTGGATATGAAGCAGCGCCCCGTGGCCGGTGTAGGCGCAGTCTCTGGGACGGGTATGGAGCTACCTTACGACCTGTTTTTAGGCGAGGGGTCATTCCCGACACGCCAATGCGCCTGGTGGGATCAAGACGGTTTCTGGTGTGTAGGGAAGCCAGGCGGCATTATTGTACGGCCTTTCCAATCCCGCTTCTCGGCGGGGGCTTCGACTAGCGGGATCTCCGGTTATTGGCAGCACCAAGGGCTGCGACAAGTGGTGTCAGCGTTGTCGGTAGACCCGGCGGTGTCTGTAGAGCGGGCAACGCAAGCGGTGGATACCGCTGTAGCGAGCGTGTTTCAAAATGGCGTCGTTCTCAATCCCTTCTAAGGCGCAGCGGGAGCAACGCTTGGCGGTGTGCCGTAGCTGTTCGGAGCGAGGGGTGACGAAAATCCCGCTGCTGAATAAGTCTATTGAGCGGTGTCGGTATTGTGGATGCCCGGTGGTGTCCAGGCTCTTTTGGGGTTGCCCCATTAGAAAGTTCTAATGACTGTCGTGACGACAGTCGGTTTGAGGGTAGGTTTATGAATTTACAAGGCATTATTTCGGCGTTACCGTCTCGGCACTGGCGGGAACTGGGGCGGATCTTTCGGAACCACCGCTACGAGCGGAACGACGACGGGGATTTGCTGATTGCTCATGCGAAGTTTAGCGGGGTGTGGGAGTGCACCGCGCCGGATGGGCAAGGTACGGTGGTTTCTCGTAATTTGCTGACCACGGAGGGGGCGAATCATCTTCTCAGTGTGGCTGTTGCGGGCGGAACGCAATACACCACTTGGTATATTGCACCGTTCAGCGGGAATGTTACGGTGTTGGATACCTGGACAGCGGCGACCTTCGCAGCAGCAGCTACGGAACTGACGACGCAGTATTCTGAGGGAACGCGAGTCGCGTTTACCGAGTCGGTGCCGTCGGCTAAATCGACGAACAATACCAGCAATCCGGCGACTATTACCGCCGCGTCAGATAGCGTCAGTATTTGGGGGCTGGGGCTGTTGTCGAGTTCGACCAAGGGCGCTACATCGGGGGTGCTGCTTTCAGCGGTTAAGTACTCAACGGTGCGTACCTTGCCGACGACCGGGGACACTATCGGCTTGAAGTACACCATGACGCTGTCAAATTAAGGAGATGATTTATGGCTATTAAATACACGACCGCGCTGCGCACGACTCGTATTACCGACGTGCTGAACGCTATCGACGCAGGGGATGCGGCGCTCATCAAGATTTATGGTGGATCACAACCTGCCGGGCCGGACACAGCAGTCACTACGCAACCTTTGCTGGCAACGTTGACCTGTTCGGCAACTTCGGGAACGGTCTCCAACGGAGTTTTGACGTTCAATACGATTACCGCTGACTCCAGCGCGGATACTGATGGCACGGCATACTGGGCGCGGATTACGACCAGCGCCGGGGCCGCCGTAGCGGATATGTCAGTCGGCACTACGGGTTCCGGTGCCGATCTGATTTTGAGCACAACCACCATTGTCGCCGGGGGCGAGGTGTCGATTACGTCGGGATCTATTACCGAAGGTAATGCGTAATCACTAAATCCCTATCGTAAGATAGGGATGGAGACTCGACATGGCTTACGTCTTTCTATATCGCAGTATAGGTTCAGCTAGTGGCTATACCTTTTTACATGACGTAGGGGTAAGAGCGTGTAGAGATACGGCGGCTCGGGAAGCTACTGGAAAGGACTATCTACAGCTAAACTCTTCTGGAACGGACGTTGATGTTGTTTGCTATGAAGGTTCGCTGCATACAGTCCCTACCGATAAGGAAGAGCTGTTTCTGTTACCGGATGTTTCAGGTAATTCTATCGGCCTGGTAGGTTTTGCTGGATACCAACGGTTCGGAACTGGGGCAGAGACGTACGACTTAGCAGTTTGCTATACTACTGAAACCCTTGGTGGGCGGGCGTACTACGATTTTAAAGCGTATTTTCGTTATGGAGAGTCGTATGATGCCAGTTGGAGCCCGAATTACGCAACTGAGATTAGTGAGCTAACTACCGTATCCACTAATGAGTCTTTTAATAATTCGGTGCTTAGCTGCCTGGATAATAGTGGCAGTAGTTTACTCATTTATCTTACCCGTTTAACCGAGTCAGGAAGTTTTGATTACGAAACGCGAGCTTTTAAGACCGCCGACGGGGTAGCCTGGTCTACTGCGGTTGCTCATACCAGTGCGATCTTTTCCAGTGTGGCGTCGACTTCAGGGGGTACTTTTGTAGCCGTTGGCGGGGCGCTAGGAGCGACGTCGGTTATTTACAAATCTACTGACGGGGGGCTAACTTTTACAGCTACCGCCAAAACGGTTTCTAACGGTGCTACAGTATCCGCAGTTAATGGGCTAATTGTTTTAGTGACCAACGATGGAACAGGCTATCGAGTGGAAACCTCTACGGATGGAAGCACTTGGACAAACCGGGGATACCCGTTTGGTGCTGCCAACCGAGCCTACCGGCCCTGGGTAGGATATGCGAATAGCAAATATGTGTTTCAAAGCTCATTGTTCTTTACTACGTCGACGGATTTGTCTTCGTTCGATGCAGTAGTTAACTACATCACTTCCTACACTACAACTGCGGGCGATGCTATATACGTCGTAGGGGTTGTCTGGACTGCTACCTACGATTTTTTTGCCGTTACCGGGACACTTTCTCCGACTGAATCCCACGATAATTGCGCTATTTTGGGAGAGTTTGATTCATCCACTGGCGTCATTCAGGGCACTCTGCGGCTGGACACTTCGGACGGAGCCTTTGCCGCTCGCAAGGTATACCTATACAGCTACACGACTGGGGCTAAACTGGCGGAGACGACCTCTGATGCAGGGACCGGGGCTTGGTCCTTTACCCAAGTAGCCCCCGGCGAATACTTTGTCGTGGGTGTGGCGCAAGGAACGGATTTGGAAGTTCCTCGAGACTTT